CAACCGAACGGGTACGGCCTCAAGGATTATGCCGATGAAATTAGACGAATGGAAAAGATTTGTGGCGATTCGGAGGTCATCCGCATAATCGACCCGAGGCTTGGGGCGGCAAGCTATCAAAAGTCGGAAGGATCTTCTAACATAATCGATGATTTAGCGGATGAAGATATCATCGTCCAACCGGCAGAAGCGTTAGACATCGAAACAGGACTCCAAGCGATTAATAATTTATTAGCATGGGACCGCGATAAACCGATGGATTTGGATAATAAGCCCAAATTGATGTTTTCGGATGAATGTCAAAATCTCATAAGTTGTCTGCAAGCATACACCCCTGGAAACTTGAAGGATTTTTCAAAAGATTATGTCGATGTATGTAGATATTTTTGCATCGGGAACTTCGAGTATTTTAGCGAGGACGAATTAATTTCAACTGGTGGAGGAGGGTATTAATTATGGCAACGAATAGAAAATGGAGTGAGGAACAGCGAGCGGGTGTTGTGGAATTGCGGAAGGCGGGCATAAGCTGGGCTAAGATCAGCAAGCAGACGGGCATTCCGAAAGGTACTTGCATTGGATTTTGGAAAGAAAGCCCACAGGATGAGGATATTCCGATAGCGGCTCCGGAGACCATCATGGCAAGGGTGCTTAAACTCGTCCCCAACCCCCGCCTTATGCTCATCCACTTCGATGATCGGGAAGGGATTGCTCGATGTGTTAAGCGGCCCGAGGCCAACCATCCGCCTAAGAGTCAGGTGTTGGTAAAAAAGGTAGAGGATGATCTATATCGAATCGCATGAGCAGACGGAAAGACGGATTGATGCCATGTTACAGGAAATGGTGGTAGAGGAAGGCTTGTCTGCATTTGAGGCGGGAAGAGATCCGAGGAGTCATACTTTACAAGAAATAGCAGACTTTAGTGGGGTTGGTTTTGAGACTATGAGACGGATCGAAAAAACAGCCCTGAGTAATTTTAAAAAAATAATGTTAGAATTGGAGATTATAAAAAATGGAAATACAGGAATTTAGCGAAAAAGGGCCGGATGTAGATGCCATCAAAAAGGAGTTCGATGATGCGAAAGCAGACTTGAGCTTTTGGATGGATAAAGCGGAACAGGGTAGGGAGTGTCGATTTAACGAGTGGGCTGGCAAGGATGAGTCAGGCAAGAAGAATGGACCGGAGGCATTTCCATTCGATGGGGCATCCGATTTAGACCCAAACCTGGTTAATCCATTGATCGATGGAGATGTAGCCCTCCTTAGTCAGTCCCTTTCACAGGCCAACCTCGTAGCCGCCCCAGTAGAGTCGGGAGACATTGGCAGTGCGAAGATGGTAAGCGAATTTTTAAAATGGCGGATGAACTCAATGACGGAACTTCCTCGTGAAGCCGCCATCGGAGCAAACTATTTATTGCAGAATGGTATCACTTTTTTCGGCACTTATTGGAAAAGGGAAACCACTCGAGTATTTAAGGATATCAGCTTGGAAGAGATTGCCCAAATGAGTCCCGAGCTGGCAATGGCGATCCAAGATCCTGAGATGAAGGAGGGGGTTGAAGAGATGCTATTTCCTTTATTCCCGAATCTTAAAAAGCGAAGGGTTCGGAAGATGATTAATGAACTTCGGAGCAAAGGAGTTTCAAAAATTCCGACTGAGAAAGCGGTAGTTAATCGTCCCGCAATTAAGGCTTATGAATTAGGCAGAGAAATAATCATTGACTCTAATGTAATTGATTTGGAGTCTGCTAGGTCAATCCATTGTATCCACTACTATTCTCCCGAAGCTCTCATGCAAAAGGTAAGCGAGGGATGGGACAAGAAGTGGATCGAAGAGGTACTAGAGAACAGTAAAGGCTTTTATGCGGATGAAAGTTACAGTTCTGACCTCATGTCTTACGACTCCGGCAACTTTTACGGCACTCAGGATTACGAGGGCATGGTTCGGGTAATTACAACATATCGTAAGGAATTGGATGAGGACGATGTACCGATCTGCACGATTACTTGCTGGGCAGATGAAGCAGAAGGACATGGGTTTCATTCTCCGATGGAGTACGATGAAGGTCGTTATCCATTTGTCTGTATCACTCGTGAAAACCTTAATCACCGCTTACTTGATAGCCGAGGATATCCCGAGCTTTTAAAGTCCTATCAGATTGCAGTTAAGACTGAAATGGATGCCCGAAGAGACCGTGCATCGATGAGTACTTTGCCCCCTGTCGAACATTTGCAAGGCCGCAAGCCCGATCGTATTGGTCCAGGCGCACAGATTCCAGTTCGCCGAAGAGGGGAAGTTGGTTTCATGGAAATCCCTCGCTATTCGCCGGCAAGTATGGATGTGGAAATGCAGATTCGCCAAATAGCGGATAAGATCACAGGTCGCCCAACTTCGCAATTAGATGCAGTTGAAGCAAACAGCATCCGCCAGCATTTGGTCAACCAATGGCTCAACGGGTTCAAACAGATTCTTAATCGGGTATGGTGCTTGGATCGGACATATGGCGGTCCGCAGATATGGTTTCGGGTAACAAATAACGAACAGGGAGCCATGCTCATGCTCGATGAAACTGCGGAGGTTTACGATTTTAATATCACATGGAACAGCATGAACCAGGACGAGGAAAAGGTTCTTCAGAAACTTGATACAGTTGGTAAATTAATGTCAACTTATGACCGGCAAGGAGTTGGTCGATATGATGTATACCTTCGTAAAGTTTTAGAGGCAATCGATCCAAATCTAGCCGGTCAATTAATCGCCCCAGTTGAAGAAGCAACAGACAAGGAGATTCAGGAAACTTCCGCAGACATTGCCAAAATTGCATCGGGGCAAGTGGTCAATGTACCGCAACAAGGTGTAAATTCTCAACTTCGTCTACAGAAACTCCGAGAGTTCCTTGAAGGTACTCCCGAAATACCGGCACAGGATGTTCAGCAAAGAATGCAAGAGGACGAGAACTTTGCAAAGAGACTTCAGACATATGCGGGACAGCTCGAAATGATGCAAGCCCAACAAAGAAACGCAATAATTGGCCAGCTAGGTACTCCTCCTGGAAATGTACCAGGTACTTCAGTAGCCGCTTAACAAAAGGAAATATTATGGCATACGGAAAAGGAACATACGGATCGAAAGTTGGAAGACCTTCCAATAAAGCTAAAGCAATGGCTCGTAAGAAAATGAGTCCAGCAATGAAGAAAAAGCTGAAAAAGAAAAAGTGAGTAAGGTTTACCGAGGAGTTACATTCGCCGGATATTCAAAACCGAAGCGGACCCCAAACCATCCGACTAAATCCCATGTGGTTTTAGTTAAAGATGATGGGAAGGATAAAATGATTCGCTTCGGCCAACAGGGTGCAAAGACTGCGGGCAAACCGAAGAAGGGTGAAAGTCAGGCAATGAAAAAAAAGCGGGCAAGGTTCAAAGCTCGTCATGGGAAGAATATTGCCAAGGGAAAAACATCAGCGGCTTACTGGGCAAACAAGGTGAAGTGGTAAGATGGCCAAGGATGCTTGCTACAAAAAGGTAAAGGCTCGTGTAAAGGTATTTCCATCTGCCCGAGCATCTCAGCAGATTGCCAAATGCCGGAAGTCAAAGGGACAGGTTAAGAAGTCTCCGGCTGGATCTTCATTAAAAAGGTGGGGTGCTGAGAAGTGGAAAGATACACGGACCGGCAAACCATGCGGACAGGGTAAGGCGATTGAATACTGCCGCCCGACAAAGAGAGTTTCGAGTAAAACGCCCAAGCTAAAATCAGAGATGAGTAAGAGCCAATTAAAACGGAAGAAGGCGGAGAAATCGAAGGTTGGTATGGGCAAACGAGTTAAACCAATAAGAAAGAAAAAATGACACTAGGTGATGCAATAAGCGGCCTCGGCGAACAAACCGAATGGCTCGTAATAAAAGACTTTATTAAAGAGCAAAGGGATATGTGCCTGGTCGATTTTCAGGACTATACCCATGTCGATAACCCTCAGAAACTTGCCCGCCTCAGCGGTGAGATTGCTGGCTTAACCCGAATTGTAGAAAGTTTAGAAAATGCCGAAACTGACACCCCATCAGCAATTTAAAAACGAACATCGGGCCTTGCTAAATCGCTGGCTCGAAGAGAGCGATATCGATGACCAGGAGATGGCACAAATCGCTTTGACGGATGTAGAGGAATGGATGGACGAGGAAGTTGTCGGATTTGATTGCGACATGGACCTCGAAGATGACTAAGCGACTAGGCTATATTTACGAACAGGAATTTTTCACTCGGGCATTAAGGCAAGGCCTAGAAGTATTCACCCCACTCGGTGACCATTTACCGGTCGATTGCATGATCGTTAATTCGGCGGGTAAAAAGTTTAATGTTCAGATTAAGGGGTCAGGTAAAGCTAGTCCCTCGGAAAGAAAAAATGGATGTCAAAGGTACAAATTTAGTACCACTACTGGTCGATCCGTAAAACAGCCACTCGACTGCACAAAGGTCGATGTAGTGGCAATTTATTGTGCGGACATTGATACCTGGTATCTGATCCCATGCATGGCATTAGACGGAGCATTAACTGTTGCGGTATACCCACACAACCCCAATTCCAAAGCCAAGCACGAGAAATATCGGGAGAATTGGGAAATATTTAAAACTGCCTGAGTAATATTTCCGACCCCCTGTCATAATGGGATGTGGCGTACCATATCGGTACGCAGATTAACGCAAGAGTGCGAACTTTAAACGCAGAATTATGGCAGATACAGAAATTAGCGAGGCTCCGGCTGATTCGGGAGCAGAAACAACAACGCAAGGGATCACCACTTTGGAAGAATTGACGGCATCGTTCGTTGATAAAGTCGAAGAGGCTGAACCCCCACAGGAATCTGAAGCGGAAGCTGGTCCCGAGACGACAACCGCAGACGCAGAAACCGACCAGGATACAGATGTTCTTTTACAGTCAACCGAAACCGAGGAATCGGAGGAGGAAACGGAAGAGATAGCCGAAGAGGAGGAGTCAGAATCGGAAGAAGCTGAACCGCCCAAAGCTGTCGGCAAACTGCTCAAACAGGTTAATAAACTGACCGCCCGAGCCAAGTCAGCCGAAGAAACAGCCGAAGCATTACAAGCTCAAATCGAGTCATTAAAGACTAACCCTCAAACGCAGTCGGAATCTAGTCAGCCAGCTCTCGAAGAAGTCCATGACTTTCAGTCTTTGGAAACTCTTCGGAAGGAAGCTCTAGCCGCCAAGAAATGGGCACTCCAAAATATTGGCCGTGACTATGTAGAATCCGGTGGAAAAGAATTTAGCGATGATGATATTCGCAATGTTCTGACCCAAGCCGAGGACTACTTATCGGAGAAAATACCCGAAAGGGCACAATATCTCCAGTCAGCACAGCAGTGGCAACAGGATACGATTAATGCTCATCCGTGGATTTCAGAAACAGTCGATACCGACCAAGCCGAAGAACGGAGATCCGTTTTAGGGCAAATCAAAAGTCAGTATGCGGACATTCTTAAATCCCTACCTAATGGCGATTTTGTAGCGGCAACCCTTGTTAGAGGAGTTGAAGCGATCAAATCAGATCAGGCGGCCAAGACGGCCAAGCCTAAAGCCAAGAAAGTAGCCAAAGCACCTCCGACAACGATGGGCGATTCATCCCCACCGGTACAAACCTCGGCCTCTCGTCAGACTGCAAATAAGCAAAAGATTTTGGAGCGTAAAAATCTCTCGGTCAACGATCTCGCCGCATTCTTAGCGGACTAAAAAAATTTAAAAATCTTAAAATAAGGAATTACTAAAATGGCTATTGCTACAAGTTATAATGTTCTAAGTACCAAGGGTGCTAGAGAAAATTTAGAAAATGTGATGAAAACGGTTTCTCCACAAGAGACTCCAATTTACAGCACAATTTCACAATCCGCCGCTCCAAAAGCGACTCTTAATGAATGGTTGGTTGATTCACTCGCTAATCCAACTGGCTCAAGTGCCGCAACAAACGCAGACGGTGTAGATATCACTCTGTCAAATGCCGCTAACTTAATTGACAGCCGCGCTCGTCTAGGTAACCGGGTAGCGACACTCAGGGATATCTTCGCAGTTTCTCGTCAGGCTGAAATGGTTGATGTTGCTCCTGGTGGTTCGCTCTTTGCGGCCTCAACTGCAAAATCTTTAATCCAGTTAAAGAACAGCCTTGAAGTGGCAATCGCTTCAAACAACGATCAAGCCGCTGGTGATGCTAGTAATGGTGCGACCATGTGCGGACTTGGAATTTGGTCCGACCCAACTGCAACAGGCAACACTTTCGACACATCCTTGAAACAAGGTTTCCGTGCAGTAAGTGGTTCAAGAGTAAGTCTTGCAAGTTTGACAGAATCCGCTTTTCGTGGACTCCTTCAGGCTGTTTACACTGCCGCTGGTTCTAAAGGTTCTTTTAAACTTTTTGGAGGCCCATCAGTCGTAAATAAAATTACTGACTACACAAGATCCACCACTGCAAACAGTGACTTTAACTTCAACCAGGATGTTAAGGATGGTATCTTGAAATTATCAGTGGTACAATATATCTCCGACTGGGGTGTAGTGGACATAATCCCTACAATTTGGAACGGGCGTCGGGATGCCGGAGCAAGCGGAACAAGTACCGCACTTGGAACTGTTAACACAGATCGAGGATATCTCCTCCCATCTGATGACACTGTTTCCTTGAAGTTCTTGGAAGGCATGACTGTTCAGGATCTTCCTGACAACGGTGCCGGAAAACGCGCATTCACAGAGTGTATGGCTACAATTCGTGTCAGCAATCCACGCGCGCTAGGAAGTATCGTATAAGTTACTGAATATCAATAGTTTAATTTGGTTCATTAGTGTTATTTGGGGAGGCCGGTTGGGTAGTGGCCGGCCTCCCTTTTCTTTTTAGAATATGAGTCTCAATATAATAGTAAAAGGCGGGAAAAGAAGTGGAATGTCGGGCGAAGAAATGGCTCAGTATTTAGCCAAGAAAGTGGATCGACAAGCCGCTCAAGAAAAAGCTGGATATAAGCAAAGAGCATTAGCCGCTCGTAAGTACGGCCAATCTGTTAGCGGAGGGAAAAACTTCCGAGCAGTTCGGTCCGTAGATTTATCCACTTACATGAGACATGAACAGGAAAGACCAGGCTGTATGTCCGACCCTCAATATTCTAAAGACTTCGCAAAAGCCAATCCCGAAACTGTGATCGGATCTTGAGAACTGTAACCTACACCGAACTTAAAAATCGATTCACCTCGGCTATCGGGGTGGATACATTATTGACGGTCGAAGAAACAGCATTCAAGAACTCATTGAACGACCGAGTAAAGGGAGCATGGACCCGCGCACAATGGCCCGAGCTAATGACAGTAGTAGAGAAATCTGTTGCCGCCGTTACCTCGCCCATAGTTGCAGACAAGGCCGTGCAAATCGACAACGATGCAAATCTAATGGATGTGTTTTCGGTCTTCGATAAGAATCCATTATCGGATCGAACAGCATTCAAATTGGATTACAATTTAATCAATGGGTATTTAGTATTACCCGCCAATTCGTCTCAAAGTTCAGTCTTTGTGATGGGCAACCAGGTAACCCCCTCGAGTTATGGTGACGGCGGGGGAGAGACTTCCACTCTACCAAGGTTCTTAGAGCGTTACTTACTTTTAGCGACCATTTCCGACTGGTACAAATCAGACGGCCAGTTGGAGAAATCAATGCAACAGGAACAAATGGCGGAAGAAACCTTGGCACTCGAAATCGACCGAGTCGAGAGGCTGGAAGGAATGAACAAAATATCGGTCAACACTTACCCGAGCTACAGCTTCGGAGTTAACATTTTAACAACAGTATAATATTATGGGAATCAGCAGTATAAATGTTTTAAACAGTATGGGAGCCAATGGCTCTGCATATGTCAACGACACAGCCGCCCACACAAACGGCACAGACGGATGGACAGCGATCCAGTTTACCGAGGACTCAGTCCTTGCCGCTTTAGTCGGCAAAATGGATGACTCAGCGGACTTAATTTCCGATGCGGTTACCTTTGCGGCTGGGCAAGTTTTGTATGTCCCTTGCACATCGGTTTCGCTCACTTCGGGAGCTTGCATCTTGTATAAGGCATAAGCGATGCCGGATCTCGCACTAGGCTTAATGATCGGGGAGGGCGATGCAGATTCGCACATCCCACCCATCGGAGTCGATGGTGCATTACAAGCAGAAAGCGGACCCTATTTAAATACCGAGGACGGAAATATTTTAGCATTTGATTAAAGGAAAATAAAACATGGCAAATAAAAAATTAAGCTCATTAAACGCTCTCGGGACCACTCCCGCCGTTGGCGATATCCTAGCAATCACCGATGTTTCGGATACCACCGGTTCAGCACAGGGTACTACTAAAAAGGTAACCGTTGCCAACCTGGTAGCGGCCGCCCCACAGGGTGATTTACTCGCATCGAATAATTTATCGGATGTTGCAAATGCGGGAACGAGTCGGACGAATTTAGGACTCGGTACTGCGGCAGTTGCAAACACAGGCACATCGAATGGTAATGTAGTTGTATTAGACTCAACAGGACTACCAGCAGTAGACGGATCGCAGTTAACAGGTATAAATGTAGCTTTTACTGATATTCTAACTAAGACTGCTAACCATACACTCGTGGATGCTGATAGCGGAAAAGTTATTTTCTGTAACTCAAGCAGTCGAATTGACATTACAGTACCGTCAGGTCTTACAAGTGGATTTAATTGTCGGGTGGTTCAAGGTGGTACAGGTCGAGTAAGATTCCTCACGAGCGGTTCAACTATTAACGGATATACTAGCGGTTCAAACACACCAAATGCAGTTCTTGGTCAACACGGAGTAGCAGACTTAGTACCGACAGGATCGAATGCTTATACTTTAGCGGGGGACATTGACTACTTATTTATATATGGTAACACAAAGTCTTTGGAACTAGATGGTGTCGATGACTACATGGATGTAGGAAATATTGCTGAGTTAAATTCGGTGACGAGTTATTCAATTAGTTATTGGGTGCGTGAAAAAAGTGCAACAGGAACAGATCAAACCTATCATTGGAATGCAGGAACTTCAATTCCAGGAATTAGTCTAGTTTACTTCAATAGTAGTGGCGTTGGATTTACTACCAAATTAGGTGGTTCAATTAAAACTATAACTTCTAGTGGTAGACCCTCTTTTGATGTTTGGCACAATGTTGTAGTTTCTTTTGGAAGCTCGACCACAAAAATTTACATTGATGGCGTACTAAAAGCATCGACCAATCATGGATCAACAACCACAGATTCAAATGTGGGCGATAGTTTCAGAATAGGTGCTAGACTTAATACCACAAAAGTGGTCAACGGATACCTCGATGAGTTTGCGATTTATTCCGAAGCTTTAACTGATGGATCGGTAAGTGTAGGTGCGACAGCAGGGGGGCAAGTTGAAGATATTTACAAAGGTCAATCTAGTGGTGGATCAGGAGGCACAACAGGAACACCAGGTGATTTAACTAGCTTTCAAGGCACAGGAAATGGTGGATTAGCTCATTGGTGGCGATTTGAGGATAGTCCTAATGATGTGATTGGATCAAATAACGGAACATTAAACGGAACAACTTATTCAACTGAGACACCATAATTATGATTTATGTAATAATAGAAGCAGATGAAGTTGATAATGTAGATTTCAGCCAAGTAGTTGAAAATAATGCTAACTCAATTCGCTACAAAGCAGACGAGTCACAGGCAATAGTTAAGTTTGAGGGGGATACACCTAGTTTTTTAGAAGGTAAAACTCAGTATTCTCATTCTGAAATATTAGCTATAGTAAATACTGCGGAGTGGAATTCTGAATGATTTACGCCATACTATTATTGGCGATATGCCTGACCGGATGCAGTATGCGCTCTGTCTACCCAACGTTGGGAGGTATAGCTGGTGGTGGAGTAGGGTCGATAGGTGGCCCAGGCACAGCGGCATTGGGTGCTGGTGCTGGCGTATTAGCTGGTGAAGCACTTAAAAATAAAGATGCCCTCGTAGAAGCAGAAGAAACCATCGAAGCACTTAGTCACGGAGATGTATCAGCCTTAGTCGCACAGGGTATGCAAGAGCATAAAACAGGATTCGATGCATTCACTGCAACGATAAAAAAGATACTCACAGGAGCGGCAGTATTACTTGGTGGATACCTACTAATCCCAATCTTTGTGGCTAAACGAACTGCTCGTCAATGCTCACAAACAGAAGCAATTAAACACGCCACTCGTCCTCCCTTCCCCGTCCGTCCCTCCGACCACAAATGAAAAATTTTAAATTACTCGCACAGCAATTTTCAACACTCTCCACTAAAGCAAAAATGGTAACCATATTTGTCGGACTAGTCGTAGGTATAATCGTTTTAGACTGCTTATTCTAATGGACCGCACCGCACTAGCTGGATTCGGGGGATCGCTTGCCAGTATCAGCGGTTCATACCATGAGCTTATCGGTATCATTGCCGGGGCTATGACAATCATTTACATGGCGGTAAAGATTTACCAGGAGGTAAAAAAGAAGTGAGCAGATACCGGTCATATGGTAAGCTCGATGATAAATTCGTGACTGAAGGAGATACCTTCTTTCTGCGAATGAATGCCCGACTGCGGCCTAATCAATTGAAGCCTGGTGAGGTTGCCCTGTCAAAAAATGGCCGAATGAATGAAGACGGCACATGGCAGACTCGTAAAGGTTTATCGACTTTATTCGGATCAATTACATCGGGAGCCAATGCCATCCGTTTACCCTACACCATTCAAAGTGCCCAGCGAAACAGCGGAGTGGTAACCATTGTCCTTAATGAAACGCCATCCCTTTCTTTTATACCAGGAGAAAATATTCATGTGGCCGACTTGGACTCTTCGGCAAACGGGACACAGACTTTAACCTCGGTAAATTTTACGACTAAAACAATTACCTATGCGAACGCCGGTAGTGATACTGTATTTAGTATTAACGGCGAGGGCGTTGGAAATACATCAGTGGTTTCTGCTGGAACCGCAATCTCGACCACTTTGAACTTTACCCTTAATGACGATGGAGTAAACGAGGTATTCGGATCAGCAGTATTCTCCGATGCGGCATCCAATTCAGATGATTATATTCTAACTGCCACAGATACAGTCTGTATAATCTTTCGTTTGAAGGACTCCGCACTTTTTAAATGTCGATATGACGGGGGTGGGGAGTCCGTGGATGCACCTGTTAACCTGACTCAGGGACTCGGTAAGATGTTTATCTTTCGGACAAATCAGACAACTCTTGAGGCATCTCCTAAAGTTAATTTAATTGAAGTATCTTCAGCCTCTCAGACTTCAAACACAATTACAGTTAATACATCTTCAGACCATAACCGAGTGGTAAATGATTTTGTGACTCTTAGCGGGTTCGGGAATTATACGGAGAATCCAAATGACTGTTACCAGGTTAAAACTGTTGTATCTCCAACAAGTTTTACAGTAACTAAAGAGGCCGCACAGACTGCCACTTTTAATGTATCGGGTGCAAAGGTTGAATACTTTGACGACTTCACAAAAGTTGCAAACGGGACATACACCGCACCGGTTTATCTTACCGATACTACCGCAGTCGCACAGGATGGAGTGGTGACGATGGATATTTCACCTAGTACGCACGGCCTGTCGGTCGGGGATAACTTAACTATTCAGTCCGGCACAAGCCCATTCGATTTATTTGCCGATCAAAAAGTCAGAGTTACGGGAGCGCCAACAGTCAACCAATTTACATTTAATTTAGAAGTCGCTAATGTTTCTGTTGGACAATCAAAATCTTTAACAGTCAATAAACCATTGGCCATCGGAAAAGGATTTATTCATCAACCCTCCGCCCCGTGGGGAGTTGTACATGAAAGAAGGCTATGGCTTCCGTATTGGTACACTTCGGCCACTACGCCAACGGACCGAGACATTAGAGATGAAATCGTGGCATCGGATATCATGGATTTCAATACATTTGATGTAATTGGAAATCAGTTCAGACCGACTGCGGGGCAAAGTGATTTCACAGTTCAGCTTACTCCATTTACCAAGGATAGCCTGGTAATCTTTAATCGAAAATCGATCCACCTAATGACAGGAATAAGCGGATCTCTTGCAGATGTTTCGACCAATGTGGTAACAACTGAAATCGGATGTTCGGCAAGAAAGACTGTCGTCCAGGTAGCTAATCAAATAATGTTCTTATCTGACCAAGGAATATATTCTATAACCTTTCTTGATGAGTATAATTTGCGGGGAACAGGCACTCCATTATCCGAAACCATCCAGCCTTATATCGACCGAATAAATCAGGACTACGCTCACCTATCCTGTGCAGTTTATTTCAATAATCGGTATTGGATTGCATTGCCAATTGACTCTTCAGTCGGTGCTGGGGATGCCACAAAATTGAATACAATAATTGTTTACAATTTTATTAATGGTGGGTTTGAAAGTATTGACACAGTTAATTCTGCCGAGTTTGCGATTCGTGAATTATTAGTCGGACGGGAAGGCGCTCAGAATGCTTTATATGTATCCACGGAAGAAGGTGGGATTCACAAAGTCGATGCAGTTGAGGGCGGTGATGTGGTATCGCTGACTGCCGGCCAGGCAGAAAATAAAACTATTAAAGTAGTCTCTCAGATTACCACTCGCCAATATGATGCCGATCAAATGGATCGCAAAATGTTCAGCCGTGCAGAGTTTCATATTAAGAGCGGTGAGGAAACGATTACGGATGGTAACATTAGTTTTGTAACGGAAGATCCTGACTCAACCACTTCATCCACTTTGGTCTCTTCTTTGATTGGCTCAACCTTACCGGCAAATGAAGACTCATCGATCAGACTGGGGATCAGAAAAAGAGGCTTCGGTATTCAAGCAGACTTTCAACCAACAGAGGGCAGACCCTATCTTCGAGCCGCCAAAATAGATGCACGGATAACGGATCGTTCGACAACAAGTATTTCATAAGGAGAATAAATCATGGGAGTTTTAACAACGGGACAGACATTTTCGAGTGGAGACCAAGTAACGGCCGCCAAACTTAACGACATTGCAAATCAGGCAACATTTACCTCGGCAAGTGCGACCACAGACGACTCCACTTTAACCCTTGGTTCGAGCAAGCTGAAAGTAAAAGACCTCGGGATCACATCGACTCAGCTCGCCACGGACTCTGTTATCACTGCAAAGATTCAGGACGGAGCAGTAACCTCGGCCAAGCTCGATGCGGGTGCAGTTAGTGTCCTTATGCCGAGCGGTTCGCTCATGCCATACGCTGGTTCATCTGCTCCGACTGGTTACCTCCTCTGCGATGGTGCGGCAATTTCAAGGACAACTTATTCAGCTCTGTTTGGTTTAGTCGGTACAACTTACGGATCGGGCGATGGTTCATCGACTTTCAACATCCCCGATCTTCGAGGGCGAGTAATTGCTGGACAGGATGATATGGGCGGAGTATCTGCCAATCGATTAACCGGTTTGTCGGGCGGAGTCGATGGAGATGTTTTAGGCGGCACAGGGGGTGCTGAAACGCACGGCTTGAGTCAGGCTGAAATGCCCGCCCACCGACACTTAGCTGTTCATGGTCCTATAACTTCACCCGTTCCCTATTACCATAGTTCACCTGGTCCAAACACGACACTAGCGGGGAATTTTGGTGGTGGTACTCCCGATGACTCTGTTCACGAAAGTTATACGAAAGTGACGGGTGGAACAGCGGGAGAGAGTGGCAGTAATTCGTCAACTAGTAGCTATTCAACTACTGCCCACAACAATGTCCAGCCGACCATCATTTTAAATTACATAATAAAGACTTAAAGATATGAATATTTGGGATTTTGTACCACTTTACACAGACTACGATGACTATGGCCTACTTGAGCGAATTGCTCGGGGTGGAGCGGCAAAGTCATGGACAGATGACCAAGGAAGGTCAGTAACTTCGGATGGGATTCTCTTTACTTCCAAATCTGTAAAAGACCCAGGATTCGATGAGGCCATGAGGCAATATGATTCTGAAAACCAAGAAAACGAAGAGTTAGCTATGATTAACCCAGCCGAGAAAGAAATACTTAAAATGTCCGGAGCCAGCGGGCAAATGACAAAGTCGGGTATAAAATCCTACGCCCCCGAAGATCCGCTCAAACAGGCGGCAACTCTCCTTAATATGGCCGCCCCACAAGGTGAGGGCTTGGCATACATTAATCAGGACGAGGCTGAGATGCTCAAAGATGCCGGTGGGGCGGGTGAGCCGGTAAACAGTTCAGGCGTACCTTCTTTCTTTATTAATAAATTATTTGGCGGTGGGAAAGATGCTCCAGCCTTACCCGAATTTAATGTTGGCAAATCAGCAAGCGATTATGTCGGAGCAATGGCAGACTCAGGACTTCAGGACCAGCTTTTAGGAGTCCGCCAGCAGTACGATCCACAATACCAGGATTTACAGATGGGCCTCGCCCAGCGAGCCGCTGACCCATTAGCAAACCTAGCTGAGACATCTGCCCTCAGAGGACAGGACTTTGGGGCTAGACTGGCGGAAAGACAGGTTGGATCGGATATCAGTATGATGAACCGCTTTGGTGCGGACATGAACCAGGCTTATCGGGCATCCGACCCACTCATGCAAGACCGTACCCGTCAGGCTAATCAGTTAGCCGATCAGGCGTTCAATGAGGCACAAATGACTGACTTATCTCCCGAAATGAGAAGGCGGGCAACTCAGTCCGCCCGTGAAGGATTAGTCGCACGGGGCAGAGAAATGGATAACGCCGGTATAGCGGCTGAAGCGATGAGCCGGGAAGATTATTTACGCAAAATTATAGGCGAAAATCGAGACGATGCGATGAAGTTTGGTGGGTATGCAATGCGAGGTAACCAGGCAACCTCAGTTGATCCATTGGCATTCCTCCGAGGTGGCCAGAACTTCGCCCAGCAAGGATTTAATGAAAGGTCAGCAATGTTCGGAATCCCACAGGAACAGGTGACACGGATTAACCCCGATGCCGGAGTAAATATCGGAATGCAAGAATATGCGAACCGAGCAAATTACAATGCCAATACTTATGCGGCCCGTGAACAGGCGGCCAGTGGGGCGGCTCAGGGATTTATGAAAATGCTTGGTTCGATTGGTTCAGCGGCAGTAGGAGGCGGCGGTTAGCTAGGACAATCTAATATAAGGCAGAATAAAAATTTTGGCGGAGGAACACAGACATATCGAGGAGGCAGTGGGAACACTATGCTGACGGGCGGATACAAACTATTTTAATATTATGGCAATAGGAGATACAGTACAGGCGGGTTTAATGAGGACAGATTCCTCACCCATACTTATAGCGGGTCAGGCACAGGCTCAAGCGAACCAGGCATTCGGAAATGCGGTGGGCGGTGTAGTCGAAAAGTTTTATCAGAAGAAGAAGGATAAACAGGAAAGAGATGAGCGGGAACAGGCTTACCTCAAGATGGGACTTACCAGCGAGGAGGCCAAAGCGGCAAGCCGAGATAAAGACTTAGCCAATCAATTCATCAATAAGATGAATGCGGACAGGAATTTCAATTTGCAAATGCTTCAGTTTAAAGACAATGAGGCTTTAAATGCCGCCCGAATCGCATCCCTTGCAGATGATTCGATTGGTAGGATTGCTGATAGGGAAATGGCGGAGGAGAACAAGCAAAAACAAATCGGCATGTCGGAAGCCCTATTAGCTGAAACAACTGATCCCGAAGTCCTAGAAGATTTTAACGAAGCACAACCTGGTCTTTTTGCTCTAGGCGGGAACCAAGGTGTAAGAAATCGATTTTTAGAATTTCAAAGGGATGAAGCACCCACAGTATTAGGCGGAGAACTTGACTCCTCTAATTTCGCTCGTTATGCGAGGGAACAAAATCTTGATCCTGTGCTTGCTGGTAATTACTTTATGAATTTGCAGAAGGCGGAGCAAGCAGTAGCTAAAGAAAATACAGGCAAGATTGGAGATCAATTCGCATCAAGATTACCGGCATTAGAGCCTTATTATTTTAGCGAGTCTGATGCCACAAACGCTGTAAGCAGAGAAGCAACAAAGCTAAATATAAATCTTAATAAAGATCAATTGGCTCAAGCGGTATCTAAGCAAAAAATCATACCGACTAAAGATTTAAGATCAGCCGCAGACACTCGATTTAGTAAATTAAATCTTGATGAACCAAGGACAATTTTAGAAGCGGCGGATGATCTAGAATCTTTCTTAGATGAAGGGGGAGTGCTGTCGGGTAAGGTAGCGAAAGAAAAACTTGCTAGAATGGTACAACCAGCGGGCATATTAACCGAAGACGATTTGCGTAGGATGGGGACATCTTCGGCATTTATGGACTCCTTAAATACTTTGCTAGAAGAGAAAAAGACAGGCAAAATAGATAAAACACTAGAAGGATATCTTCGGAACACTACTAAGGTATTTAGACAACGCGCCCAACAAGTATTAAGGGAAAAAACGGATTGGACTGTAAAGTCTCTTGCAGATAATTTTGGGATTACGCCCGAAGAGGTGAGAAAATATACTCAGTTCGGCGGCATAATGTACGGATTTGATCAGCCCAGCAACCAAAGCCCGCAACAAGGACAACCTCCTCAAAATCCAAGTGTTCAATCGCCTAGTACATTAAAAAGTGGCGGTATATTCACACCGATTGCTCCGTAATGGCTAAGTACGAAATTAGTCACCCCGAGCTACCACAGGTCCGAGGGATACTAGAATTAAAGGATGGCGAGGAACCATCCGATCAGCATTTTTGGGAAGCGGCTAAGACGATGGTGCGGCCATACGGTGCATCGCAATTATCAGACGAGGCTAAAATATCCGCTTATCGAAATGGATTCTTTGATACTCCATCCAGTCCGATATTGGATGTGGATGATGACCCTGAAACCATTCAGGACGAAGAATCACCTGGTTTACTTTCTACCCTTGGGGATATGGTCGATAACTTAGGCACAAGAATTGACCCATTAACTTCCCCATACTCTAAAGTCCTTCAACTAGATGATGAAGCAGTATCCTACGATAAAACAGAAAATATAGAGCAATTTAGGGAAGCGGGAAAAAGACTTTTTGGGTTATTAGATAACCAAGAAAGTTTAGGCGATTTAGGATTTGATCCAATCTCCGAAGCACTCAAGCAGACAGGGATGCCATTTTATCAAAAGAATAAAGATGCCCGTGGCCGAGTAAAAGCCGCCGCAATGGATTACGCATCTGACAATATAAAATCATCTGTCGGAATGGGTACAGCTAGGGCATGGAAGACACCTGAGTTCTTACTTCGGGGCGGAGCCGCATTATCAAATTATTTAACTTTAGATGAAGAAGATGACGGAGAAGTCCTTAGCTATGTAAATAGTTTAATCGGATTTGATAAGGTAAATTACGAGTATGAAACTGCCGCCGAGTTTGCCGCATGGGTGATGGATAATCCTGTCGATGCATTAAAAGGAACAGTTGGA